GCGAAGGAGGGGTAGGCCGTGTCAAACGACCTAATCCCGTACAAGCGACCAGGTGACGAAGTCACCGGCTATGCCGTCGCAGCGATCACCGGCAAGAAGTGCGTCCAGATCGCTGCAGCCAAGGTCAACCACGCCGAGGGTCTGAGCACGACGGGTGAAGGCGGGACGTACCGCTGTGCTCATCCGGTAGCGGCGGGTGCAAATGGTGGCGCCGGCAAGATGATCTTCGGCGTCGCCAAGTACGATCAGGCAGTAGTCGGCAAGCTCTTCGGCATCATTCGCGAAGGGATCGTTCCAATCACAGCCAGCGCTGCTATCACGGCTGGTCAGGAAGTGCAGGTCGTAGGAGATGGAAGCGTGGTGCCGTTCTCCACTGGCACTCCCATCGGAACAGCCTGCGATGACTGCGCCGTCGGAGCCGACTGCGAAGTCGCGCTCATGATCTCATAGAGGGGAGGGGAAATGAAAAGTAGAGTCACTTTGGCCGAAGAGATCGCCTGGATTCCTGGTCAGCCTGGAATCACTCGCGCTCGCGAGGCCATCGAGGCACAGACGTACCCCAACCCTGTGGCGCACCCTCTAGGGCCGCCAACCGTTTCGGGTACGACGATCACGATGGACATCGCGTTGAACGCTCCGACGCGGATCACCCGAACGCTGATGGATCTCACGCTTCAGCGGTTCTTTGCTGATCGGGTGTTCTCCTCGTCCGGTGGCGTCACCGGCGGTGCCGTCGTGTACGACGATCTCCAGGCCAACGATCTGTACTCGGATCGTGACATCCAGCGGATCCAGCCGGGTGACGAGTTCCCGCTCGTGACCAGCTCGCGGCGCGTCCCGAAGGTGGCCGAGGTCGAGAAGTGGGGAGGCAAGTTCTTCGTGACGGTCGAAGCTCGTGACCGCAACGATGTCTCCGTCTTCACACGCAACGTCCGGATGCTGGCGAACACCATCGTCCGGAAGATCAACCAGAGGGCCGTCGAAGTCCTGGAAGCCGCCGTTCAGACGACTCCCGTTCGGACGGTCACCGGCGTCAACTGGGCAACGGTCATCACGGCCGGTGCCACGGCGTCGAACTCGACCCTGTGGCCTGGCTACGACTTCAGCAGGGCTCAGTATCAGGCAGAGGTCGAGGAACTGGGCATCGTGTACGACCTGTGGATCCTGAATCCGCAGGAGTACCTCCAGCTGGCCCGGATCTACGGGCCGGATCTCAACAACCTGCTCGCTTCACTCAGTCTGTCGATCTTCGTGACGAACCGCGTGCCCGCCGGCAACGCCTACGTCGTGCAGGCCGGACAGCCTGGTCAGATGCGGACGGAGCAGCCTCTGCAGACCGCTCAGTGGTACGAGCAGGAGACCGAGCGGTTCTGGACGCAGAGCAGCGTGCGTCCGTTGATGTTCATCGACAACCGCTTCGCCGTCCTCAAGTTCACGAACCTGGCCGGGTAAGGAGGGGTGATGACAGAACTATACGGCAAGGATACGACAGCGCAAGATGTGAGCGACTACGAAAGCCCTGAGGAGTTCAGTGGTCAGGGCGACGACCGCATCATCAAGAACCTCAGCTTCATCTACGAGGTCGCGATGGAAGACGCGGCCGGCAATACGGTGCTCACAGGCAAGGAAGCTCGCCACGGCGAGACAGTCACCCTGGAGCAGATGGGTCTGCTCGGTCAGATCAAGGGTGAGTCATCCGGCGCGTTCTACACCACTGAAGAGCGCGAGAAGATGGAGGCTGGCGAAAACCCTGACGCACCCGCCGCCTCTGGTGCCGGCGGTGACGTCAGCTCGATGGGCGAGTACGAGCTGGCGGAATACATCAAGGGGAGCAATCCCGAGGGCAAGGAACTGACGGTGAACGAGACGGTCGCTTTGGCCGGAACCGACAGGGATCTTGCGCACCGCGTTCTGCAAGCTGAAAACATCGCCACGGATGGCGAGCCTCGGAAGGGCGTCGAGGCGGGGCTGACAGCGATCATCGAGTCAGGTTAGCCAAAATGTCCGGTGTATGGGTGACAACCTCCCGTTTCCTACACGAAGCGGGAGGTTGTTCCCATATTAGAAAGGTATCGGGATGCAAGTAGTTTGTTCTTGGTATCTGGAAAAGTGTCCAAATCTACAAGAACGATTGTAGTGGTAAGGGGCGAAAAACCTTCGCTGGTACCCTTTACTTCGAGATCGGGTCGGACTATACTTAGTACAATGAGAGGAGGATTATGACCGTCGTTACGTTCACAGACTACACTCCAGTGCCTCGGTTCGACGGCATCCCTTGGACGACGGTGATGATCGAGGAGTCCGACTCCGAGACCGGCCCCTGGACTCTGATCGACACGCAGAACTTGAGTCCTGTGGACGAGGATCCGACCGATCCGATGTCCCGCTCGTTCACTACGTCGAATGCGACTCTGGACGTAGGTGTCGGTTGGTATCTGGTCTCGTTCGGCGACGTCAACAACAACGTTCAGGAGACGCCGCCGACGTTCAACGGTGTCCCCATCGAGTGGACTCCGACTCTCGTAGATGTCGGGCATGTCGTTCTCTCCCGAACTCGCGACGACAACGGTGTCGTTCTCGGAACGTTCACCGATGTCACGCAGCCGACCGACGAAGAAGTGTACATTCTGATCCAGAAGGCGATTGACGACATCATCCCTCTGATCGGGACTGATATCCCCGAATCGTTGATCGGTGAGGCGCAGAACGTCGCTTCGATCCGTACTGCGATGTACATCGAGCTGACGTTCTTTGCGAACGAGGTCGCGATGAACCGCTCCGTGTATCCGGAGCTGAAAGTCTTGTTTGACGAGAAGATTCTCGCACTGGGGAAGGCAATCGCTTCAGTCGAGGCTGGCGGGGACATCGCCGACGCTACCGCAGGTGCGGGCGGCGAACCGGCTTACGCCTACCCGCCAGCGCAAGGATTTGAGTATGGGTGGGGATACTTCGATCCTTGGTTGAGACCGTTCTGATGGCCATTTCCATGAAGATATTTGGTGTTACGGCCGTCGAGGATCTTCTCAATGGAGCTATGTCGGCGGTCGGGAATATGAAGCCAGCTCTGGAACTCGTCGCTCGCGATCTGATGGAAGTAATCGACATCAACTTCGGAAGTCAGGGGCGTCGAGGCGGCGGAAGTTGGAAACAACTCAATCCAGAGACGCTTGCTCGTAAGGTACGCGAGGGCGAGCTACCTCTCATCCTGATTGCTACTAGCGCGCTCCGCGACTCGATGACCTTGTACCGAGATCCGAATATGGATCTCAGGGTCACCAGAGATTTCATCGAGCTTAGCTCTCGTCTGGATTACGCCAACGTTCAGGACAGGGGTGGCGGCCCGAGCGATCTGCCCGCGCGCCCGTACGCGGACTTCCTACAGAGTGACGTCGATCACTGGGCCGAGATCTGCGCGCAGTATCTGACCGATGCTATGAGGGTCGGGAGATCGGTATGAGCGACATCTTTGGGCCGATCTTCGACGGTAGCCAGCTGACGAGATCGGTTCTGAATACGCTTGAGCTTTGGTTCGAGACGTACATCAGAGAGATCGAGGTTCAGCGTGGATATGAAGTAGGCGAGATCCCGCCGCCGCGAACGTACGCAGAACGATGGACGTTTGACTCATACCCTGATGACAAGATCCCTGCCGTTATCGTTGTCTGTCCCGGAATGGCTGAACAGCCGCATCCTGACGGCGACGGAACTGTAAATGGGTGGTGGGCTCTCGGTGTCGGAGTCATCGCCGCCGCGAGTACTGAGGACAACTCGGAGCGCCTAGCCAAACTCTACGGCGCGGCTGCTAGGTTGATCCTCAGCCAAAAGGGCTTTCTAGACGAGTCTGCTGAATACAACGGTATTGAGATACTGGACGAGACGTACGGCGACATACCTGATATCGAGCAGGCTCGCACGATGAGATCGGCTCATGTGATCGCTCGCGTCCAGGTACTCAATATGTGGAACAAATATGGCGGGCCTGCAGTGCCTGATCCGCCAGATCCGGTCAACCAGCCTGGATCGCAATGGCCGGAGGTTGAAGAAGTGTTCACGACCATCGAGCGAATCGAGGAGGAATAGATGGTTGACAAAGCGAAAACGGGCGAGGTATCGACGTATCGCTACATCGGCAATCGCGCCGAGATCATGGAGAGCGGCGCACCCTTGGCTCCAGGAGATTTCATCGAACTGGAGAACCTGAACGGAGTCGATAAGACTCTGTTCGACGATGGTGACTTGATCGAAGTCACCACCCCAACCACAGCCAAAACGGAGAGTGAGAAATGAGCACTGTTCTGATCCGGCCTGGCGTCAACGTCACGCTGCGGCCCAGTCCGCCGACAATCGGTGCTCCAACCGATACCGGCGTCTGGTTCGTCGTGGGGACAGCTGATGCCGGGCCGACCGTTCCGACGCTGATCGACAGCATGGCCGACTTCATGAACACATTCGGCCAGCGAGTCAGCTACAGCGTCTTGTACGACGCGCTCGATGTTTACTTCCGCGAAGGAGGCGCTCACGCTTACGTCAAGCGAGTCGTCGGCCCTGCAGCGGTCACCGCTTCCCACAACCTGCTCGACGCGGCCGCAGCGGTCTCGTTGATCGTCAGCGCGCTCGGGCCTGGCGCGAGCGGGAACAACATCAGTACCGGCGTTCGTGCGGGCCAGGGATCCGGTACGTTCGTGATCTTCAATGTCATCGGCGGTGTCGAGGTCGAGACCAGCCCGGATCTGGTTGATCCTCCGACCGCGATCCTCTGGGCGCAGAACTCCGCGTACATCAGACTCACTGCCGGGCCGTCAGCGAACGATCCTGCTGTCGCTGCCGCCGTCGCGCTCGCGGGCGGAAACGACGACAGGACGAACATCACCGATGTCCAGTGGCAGGCGGCGCTCGACGGGATCACTTCCGACTTCGGGCCTGGGCAGGTCTCGGCTCCAGGTCGTACGTCGGATATTGGTCACCAGCAGCTGGTCGATCATGCCGGCAAGCATTCGAGGGTCGCGATCCTCGATGCTCCGGATACTTCGACCATCGCGACGTTGACTGCGTCCGCGCTCGGGGCGCGCGTCGGATCGTCTTCCAAGTTCGGAGCGATGTTCTGGCCAAACTTGATCGTTCCAGGCGTTGTCTCGGGATCGACCCGCAACGTTCCTCCATCGGCTCTGATCTCCGGTCTGCTCGGGCGGAACGATTCGCAGGGGCTGGGCCCTGATCAGGCGGCTGCTGGAGACAACGGCGTCTCGCTGTTCGCGACCGGGCTGTCGCAGCCGGCAATGAGCGATGCCAACCGGCAGACGCTCAACTCGTCGGGGATCGATGTCGTTCGTCCGCTCTACGGGACGATCCGCAACTACGGCTGGCGGTCGCTCTCGGATCCTGTGGCCGAGTCCGACTGGGTCAACTTCGGTTGTGGCCGGCTGTATATGGCCATCGCTGCGGATGGACAGGCCATCGCGGAGAGCTTCATCTTCGACAAGCTCGACGGAAAGAACATGACCATCTCCGCATTCAACGCCGCGCTCAGCGGGATGCTGGCGATTTACTACAACAACGGTGATCTCTACGGCGCTTCGGCGTCTGAGGCGTTCTTCGTGGACACCGGCGCTCAGGTCAATACCCCGACGACCATCGCGAATCACGAACTGCACGCTGTCTTGAACGTCAAGATGAGCGAGTTCGCCGAGATGATCCAGATCGAGGTCTACAAGAAGCCGATCACGGCTCCGTAAAGAGGAGGAGGTAAATGAGCACTCAGATAAGAGGTACTCGTCCAGATACCTTTACCGTAGGTCTCATGGTCGAGGATCCTCACAAGCCAGGACAGTGGCTCGACTTCGGCATTTGGGATACCAAGACCGGAGGCGATCTCGACTCGGATGACCTGCTGTACTACCCTGGCGCGATGCAGCCGCCGTACTCGCTTGGTGGCCGGATCTCTCCGCAGGCGGTCACTCTGACCAGGAACTACCGGATCCAGCGAGACCACTACCACATCCAGACGCTTCTGGATGCGGTCGGGAAGTCGGCCATCCAGGTCTCGCAGTTCCCGATGGACAAGTTCGGGAACACCCATACACCTGCCCTCATCTGGAACGGCACCCTCAAGACGGTGACGCCTCCAGAGCACAACTCGATGGCGTCGGCGGAAGCGGCGATGATCACCGTCGTCTGCACCATCGACTCGGCACCCACAGCCGTAGGCCCGCCGAGCTAGTCATGGCCAAGAAGGGAACGGCCAACTTCGGAGGCAAGAAAGCGCCTCCATTCGGAAAGGGCGGCAAGAAGCCTCCGACCAAAGGAGCCACAGCAAAGGCACCGAAAGGAAAGTGATGACAAATATCGAAGACGAGGCCATGACCGCGCCGCTCACCCATGAGATCACGAGCGACGAGATCAAAGGCCCGCAAACCCTCGCTGAGCAACTCCGTATCCGTCGCACCGAGATCGCAGATACTCACGACGTTCTTCTGCCGTTGACAGGATACGAGGAATACGGAGTGCATGTGAAACACCGACTCATGGATCGTCCCGAAGTCGAGCGGATCGGTCGGAAGATCATGAATGAGACCAAGGATCGCGGCGAGCGCAATATGCGCATCATGATCGACATGATCATCAACTCGACCAGCGGGTTCTACGTCAAGGAAGGCGAGGAACAAGAGCTTCAGATCCTCGACGACCGGAACAACGACATCCCTGTCATGACATGGGGGATGATGGCGAGCTACCTCGGCTGGACTCCGAACGGAGACAACGACAACTCGCGTATGGCCCTGTACTGGGTGTTCGGCGGAAACGAGTTCATGGTCGGACAGTACGGAGTTCTCCTCAACCGCTGGATGAACAACACCGGCGTCAAAGTCGATGAGGAGTTCTTGGGGGAAGTCCTGTAGGTGTCCCGGATGAAATCAAGGCCGCAGCCCAGATCGCTTTCTCCGGACAAAATCCGTGGATGTTCTTGGGGACGGATGATCCAGAGAAACGGTCGCAAATGTCAGCCATTGCGGCCGAAGTCCAGAGGCTGTACCTCGATCTCAACGATGATCTATCCAACAAGATCATCAGTAAGCTCGCGGAGGCAATGAAGTAGATGGCACTCGGCGGTATGTCATCGGCTACTCTTCGGATCACTCTCACCGGCGCGCGTACAGCTATCGCCGGGATCACAGCTACCAAGGATGCAGTAACTGGTCTGAACGAGAGGGTCACAGAGTACGGCGCAACCGTTGAAAAAGCCTCCAAGCGTTCAGCCCTGATGACTCAGGGCATCTACATGATGCGCCGCATGGCTTACTTTTCAACTATCGCTCTAGCCGGAGCGGGAGTCGAAGCCCTCAAGTGGGGTGTCAGCTTCAACCAGACTATGCAGAGTGCGACTATAGCTCTGAAGCCGGTCATGAGTAACATCGGAGCTGTTCGCGGAGAACTGGAGAAGCTGTTCAATATCTCCAAGTACAGTCCGTTCCGGTTCCAAGATATGACGGTGGCATTCCGCTCGATGTACCTGGCGATGCAGCCGCTCGGGATCTCGGCTGCCACCGTGAACACGACGTTGCAATCGATGGTCGATGCTCTGGCTGCGACCGGCCGAACAAGTCCATCGAACTTGAACCGCGTCTCGGTCGCTCTCCAGCATATGGCGTACCAGGGACGGCTGACCGGGTTCACGGTGAACCAGCTCGCTCGTGACGGTATCCCGATCTTCGCTGCTTTGTCGAAGGAGATGGGGATCAGCGGTGCTCAGCTTCACAATATCTCGAAGCTCGGTATCCCGGCTTCATCCGTTCTTGCCGCGATCAACAAATACATAGAGACGACGCCCGCGTACATGAATGCAGCGAAACGCCAGGCGCAGTCTCTACAGGGTGAGCTAACCACCCTCAAGGACAACATCTCTCAGACGATGGGAGCACTGACATTCGGAGGATTCGCTGGCGTCACCGGGAAGCGTGGCATCCTTCAGAATATCAACGACATGTTCGACGGGATTAGTAAGATCATCATCCGCCAAAAGGGGAGAATCAGTCTCGCTCAGGTGTTCGGAGTCGTCCAAACGAGCTGGCCTTGGGCGAAACCATTTATCACGCTCATACAGAACATCATAAAGGTCGTCAAGGATCTGTGGGTCATCATCAAGGACGATCTGCTTCCGACTTTGTTTGTGATGGCGGTCATCGTGAACGGTGTTTTCTCCGCACTCAGTCCACTATTGTGGATTCTCAAGGAACTAACGAAGCAGTCTTGGTTGATGGTTCCAGTTCTGACGATCCTGATTAGTCTCTGGGCGACCGAGAAAACACTCGCTTGGGCGGACGGAGTTGCCGAGGCGTATTCGACATTGTGGAAGAATAGGAATAAACTTGCTACGATGAAGTTGCTCACGTGGATAAAACAGACAGCCATCTGGACAAAACTCTCTACCTGGTGGACTACACTCTGGGCGGTTGCTAACGGTAAGGCTGCGAAGGCTGCCAACGGTCAGTTCCGTGCCCTCACATTTCTCGAAAAAGGTTTGAGGAGACTTGTGAATGCGTACAAGGCTGCTGCTGCTGGTGAACTGATAGCCTTCGAGATTGATCCAATCGCCTGGATCATCACAGCTGTCGTTCTCCTCATCGCCGGTCTCGTGATCCTCTACTTCAAGTGGAAGTGGTTCCACAACCTCGTGAATACGACGTTCAAGTTCATCTGGGAACACTGGAAGCTCGTCGCAGCGATCCTTCTGTTCATCGCTCCATGGCTCGCGGCTATCCTGGTGACTGCTAGGGTCTTGTATGATCACTGGCACTCGCTCAGTAAGCTACTAACGGATATGTGGAACAATGTACTCAAACCTCTCTTCCGTTGGCTATCTGATGTCTGGAACGTCATGGTGACCGGGCCGTTCATATCTGCATGGAAAGATATCAATGATATGGTACGAGCGATCACTGGATGGTTCCAGCCGATGATCAGATGGGCTGACAAGGCCATCGCGAAGATCAAGGAGTTGCTCGGCTTGTGGAAGAAGATCCCCGGAGCTACCTGGATCGTCGGAGCGATCAAGGGAGCAGCAGGAGCAGTAGGTCATGCTGCATCTGCTGTCTGGAATCAGCCTGGGATCGGGAGGGCGGACGTATCAGGCGGCGGCGCGATCAAGACTCCGCAGGCTCAGATCAATCCATTCAGAACGGCTCTTGCCGGAGCTGGGCCGGTACATATCGAAGTTCATAACCATGTCCATCTCGACGGGAAAGAGATCGCTGCTAACAGCGCGAAGCACCGACAGAAGGCGGTGGCGAGAAAGTGAATCTACCTACAAGAGTTCCTGATAGGTACTTCTATACCTTCAAGTCAAGCAAAGGACAGACGGTCAAAGTCCTGCGCGGTGACAATCCCGCTAGCATCGTCGGCGGCGAGGGTGGTTGGAGTACTGTGCAGCGCCCGCGCCGGACGAGCCTCACGCAGTGGACTGGCCGCGATCCGTACTCTATGGATGTCCCGATCCTCTTCGATGGTTGGAGGTACGGTGTCAGCGTTGAGCACCCTATCCGAGTCATGCAGGAGATGGCCAGAGGGTACGACTTCAGCCCGCCGCCTACTATCAAGATCGATGGGGCGCTACCTGTCAACGGCGCGACCTGGATCATCCTCAGCATTGACTGGGGCACAAACGTCTACTGGGCTGACGCCGGCAAGAACGCCGAGCGTCATGGCGAGTTCTACCGTCTGCGTCAGGACGCTACCGTTCATCTGATGCAGTATCAGGAAGAGCAACGTCTACAGATCACAATCACCAACTCTCTGCCGAACCAGTACCTCACCCAGAAGGGCGATACATTGAAGAGCATCTCTCAAGCAATGTACGGAAACCCGAGTCGGTGGAAGGATATCGCTAAAGCCAATCCGAGTATCCGTGACCCGAACAACATCAAGCCTAAGACGAAGGTGAGGATCCCGTAGTGGCACCTACGTCTAAAGCTGTTACCGCCGTCAAGAAGCTGGAGCTATCGAAGCTCGACCCGAATCAGATCCAGCGCGAGATGATGGGGAAGGATCTCGACCTTGGGAAACTACTCGTTTACCTCAAAAGTCAGATCCTCTTCGATACAACAGATCGAGTGATCGATGTTCAGGTCAATCGAGGGATCGACGGTTCGAGCACAGTCGATGTTTCGCTCAACGATTACGACCGAGCGATCCTACGGTCTTGGGCTATCAACGCGAAGCTCGATATTCAGATCGACGGCTTGTGGTTCCGTCTCGTCTCTTGTTCCAAGAACGCAAGTGACGACGAACTGAAGCTGACATTTGAGCAGCGCGAGATCTCTCTGCTGCGCTCCTACCCGAAGCCAGACACGACCAACTATACGATTGAGAACGCGAAGAAGTGGGTCAAGTGGGCGAGCCGGGACAAGGTGACGCGCGCTGAGTTCATCCTCAACCTGATTCGCGAAGTCAAAGAAGTGGACATCCCGGTAGTGATCCCGCATCTTCATCAGATTCAGAGGATCGCGAAACAGACCGATGTGGCAACCTCCTACACTCCTACCTCGGTTGCGTCATCGGGCGGTATCCCGTCTGACTTCAACAAGTATAAAACTGCTCACCCTTCGATTGGCCCCGGCAAGGGAGCGACCGCTAACACCTACACCGTGACGACGACTCAAGCTCTTATGGTCAAGAACGTCCGAGCTACGAAATCTCAGATCGCGAATGCGAACACGATCCTGACAGTCGCTTCGAATATGAACGCGCGCCGGAAGGTCATGGTCTGCGCTATCATGACTGCGATCCAGGAAAGCGTCTTGCAGAACCTTGCAGGTGGCGATGGTACCAGCGCCGGTCTCTTCCAGCAGATTGATCAATACTGGGGCAGCTACGCCGACCGTACTGATCCGGCTACTTCAGCCAGGATGTTCCTGGAGCGGTGCATCAAAGACGACGCGAGCCAGCCTGGTCTTAGCTTCAACGATCTCTGCCAGACGGTTCAGAACTCAGGTCACCCTACTCTCTACGGACAATGGCGTTGGGAAGCGGAGCGGATCGTCAGTGCGTTCGGAATCCCGCCAGGAGACGAGGGCAACGCTCCGACCGGCGGGACAGCCGGTACGTCTGACTCAACGACCGAAGGGAGCGCAGCTGCCGCCAATGCGATGGGCTTCACTTCTACGAGTCCTGGCGCTGATGGATCGTACTACTACTATCGCGGCATACCGCCGACCCGCAACAAGGGATGGTGGAAGCGCGAAGATAACTGGACTTGTATCCAGCGGCTCGCGGGTGAAGTCGGCTGGCGCGCATTCTTCATAGGTGGCGTCTTCTACTTTCTTGACGACGACGATCTCTTCAAAACTCAGCCGATAGCGACTGTCAACGAACAGACCCCCGGCATCATGGGGATCGGATTCGACTACGACGTTGGCAGGCAGGGAGCTACTGTAGACCTACCGTGTCAGGTCGGGCTATGGCTCGCGCCGCCGGGATCTCTGGTAGTCTTGGAAGACATGGGGCCGCTCGACGGTCGCTGGCTCGTCAATACATTCACGCGTAGTCTCTTTGATGACAACGCAGACATCGCTCTGACAAAACCGCAGCCGAAGCTACCTGAGCCCGCGACCGAGAGCAGCAACGCGCTACCGACTTGGGCTAACACCGCTGCGGCTCCTGCCGCCGCCGCTGGATCATATACGGGTACCAACCAGGCGGCGTTCGGCGGGATCGCCGGGATGAACAACGGAGATCGGAAGTCCGTTGTAGCGGTCGCCAATAAAGCTATCGAGGTCAACAAGACTTGGCATTATCACTATCCGCATGAGGAAGGCGGCGCAGGGCCAGGGCCAGCGAGACCGATCCCGAGTACGCTCTGGAGTAAGCAGGCTCATGCTGCACTCGACTGTTCGGCGTTCGCGACTCTCTGTTACAAGGAAGCGGGCTGCGCCGACCCGAACGATGAGAACTACGATGGAGGAGGTAACACAGGGACTCTCGTAGCTCATGGCCTTCCCGTTCTTTCGCCGCAACCGGGAGATCTGATCTTCTATCACGGTACTCTCGCGTTCCCCGGACATGTTACCGTTTACCTCGGAGGAGGGATGGTAGCGTCTTGCGGATCGGAGCAAGGTGTGATCGAGTATCCGATCAACGCTGAGACGGTAATCGCTATGCGGAGCTACTTGCCATGAGCGATATGTACCAAGATATTCGTCCGCCTGACGTAGCTCTTGGACAGATCTACAAAGGGATCATTCATCGGCAGCCGCTCAACTTCTCGGCGCTCATCGATATAACGATCCCCGACATCAACGCGGATCTCGTCTTCCCTAACGTCAGGTGGCAATCCCGCGATAACATGTCTCTGCCTCAGGTCGAGGATATCGTGCTCGTCATCTTCGACAATCAGAACGAGCCATGGGTGATCACCTGGTGGCCTGCCGTTCGCAATCCGACGATATCAACGAGTCCGTATTCGGATGGGTTCCCGGTCTCTCCGGTCGATATGGATATCTGGATCGCAGAAGACGCGGATGCGAACGGAAACAGCCATATGTACCAGTACGACGCCGGTGGGAGTGCATGGCATCAGGTTGGTGCGACACTTGCAGCGAAGGAGAAGGCAGGAATGCCGCACGACAGCGACTGGCCAAGCCCGCCGCCTGACGGTACGATTGTCGTAGATTCGACTAACAACAAACTCTGGGCGCGCGTGAATGGCGTCTGGAAAGGAGTAGTGATCGCATGACAATTGAAGAAACGTCTACCCTGAACATCGTGTGTGATAACCCGGACTGCCAGGGTCATCCAGACCTCGACTCGTCCGAGCGCACCGGGTGGATGTTCGTCACGCACGAAATCTACGGCGAGCCGACTTCGCAGCATATCTTCGGGAACGCCGAATGCCTGAGCGTCGGATCCGGTAGTCATGCCGACACGCTCGGTATGAATCCAGGCGCTTCGGTTCCTCCGACGCCGCCAAATCGAGGTAGTGATGGCTGATCCTGTATGGGTTGACGGCGTGACTCCGGTCAACGCCGTCAATATGACTAAGCTGCAGACGCGCGACGAGAAGGACATGCCCAGCGGCTACGTCGGCATCGATCCCAGTTCAAACATCTTTGCTCCCGCGAGGATCAACTGGGGGCCAGCGATTGCATCTGCACCGGATGTCGCTCTCTGGCGTACCAAGCCTGGCGAACTGACGATGGTGTCCGACCCTTCAACGTCGAACTCATTCAACATCAACTCCCTCTATCCAATCGGAGCTACCGGCAGCACGATTGGACTCTCGGTAAACAACTATCCTTGGATTTTCATGAAGTCCCCAGATGCCTCGGGTGGCGCAGGAATCGAGTTCACATCCAAGGGAGTTGGTAGCGATGGCGACTGGATGATCTATACGCAACTTGCGTCGTTTCCGGGGATGCGATTCGCAGGAGGCGCAGGAGCGCCCGATATGTACCAGTTCTCTGCGGGTGAGTTCGACCTCCTGAACAACCAGGCAATCAAGTGGTCACCTGCTGGCGGCGGTGCAGCGGATACGTTCTTGCAGCGTTGGTACGTGGGCTCGCTCTTCACGCCGGGCGGGTTCGGGCTGGCGGGGAACGTCCGCGTCTATCACAGTGCGGTCGCAGCTGCGCTCACGACCGAGCTCAACAGCGACACGACGACGCGCTTCGCTATCGACACCAATGGCTCGCTGCAGTGGGGGCCAGGCAACGCCGCACTCGACACGCTACTTCAACGCAACGGCGTCAATCAACTAAAGACTAACGGTGGCTTCTTTGCTGGCAACATGGGCGTAGCGGGAAGAGGCGCGACAGCGAACGCGAGTTATGCGTTTACGGCGTGGATGGGCGCCGATGCCGAAGATTACTTCGAACTCATGGTAGATGGTTCGATGAAGTGGGGGCCAGGCGGTGCGGTTGCGGCTGATGTAACCCTCTACCGCTCGGCTCCTAGCGTGATCAACATTGACGATCTCTCCGGTGGTGGCGGAGTCTACAGTTTCGACACCAGCGGCGGCGGCGGCTATCCGAGCTTCTACATCTCCGCACCGAAAGGCGGGGCACCTGGCGATACTGGCGCATGGCTCGACCTCAACGCCGGGAATGGTGCCAGTCATTGGTCACTCTGGACGGAGAACGATCTAGACGGCATCCAGTTCTGGAACCAGACGGTCGGGTGGGCCGGGACTTTCTCTTCGACCGAGCTGGGGTTCTTCAAGACAGACCACGACGCTCAGTATTCATTCAAGATCGGGAAAGCAGACGGCAAGCTGAGTTGGGGCGTCGGTGGTGCAACTGCGCCCGACACGACTCTCTACCGCTCGGCGGTTGGCCAGTTGAAGACAGACGGGAACCTCGTGATTGGCGGGCTGGGCGGTTCTTCGCAGCTTGTCCAGGTCGGCGCAGCCGACTCGGGCGGGGCTGGTTACCGTATGCTACGGGTGCCGAACTGATGTTCCGCCCATACAAGTTCCTCGTTGTCGCGGTCGTCCAGGAAGTCAACGACGAGGGCAACGTCGTCAGAGAAGTGACGTCCGAGCAGCCAGTTGCGGTGTTCGGGGTAGACGGTTTGAAGCGGTTCGCTGAAAACTTCGAGCTTGACCTCGCAGCCAGTTCACCGAAAGGAGAATGAGTTGGCAACCGTATCAAGTACATTGCCGCCGCTCGTTGGTACGTTCCTTTGCGGAGAGCGTACGGTCGGAGGCAATCCGATTATCAACAAGGCCATCCTCGGCGTTCCGCATTTCGATCTGCCGTTCAGGCTCGGGTCGGTCGGCGCGATCTGCGTGGAGCAGGACACTATCGACGATATCGCGAACTGCGTGACCGCGATTGTCTCCACTCATCTCGGGTGGAGGGCTGAAGTGCCGACGTTCGGGATCCCCGATGTTACGATGCGCCGTCAGCCGCTCGGGTCTGAGGACATCAGTAACTGGATCGCGAACCAAGAACCGCGCGCTCTGCTAGTGGTCGATGAGAATCCTGACAAGGTGGATCAGCTAGTCGATCATATCAATATCGGTGTCTCGATTGTTCAGAAGGGAGGCTCATGAGCGGATACATCGATTACCCGATTGCTTCGGATCCGGCCGACATTCTGACCGAAGCATACACGGCTCTGAAGGATAAGGTTCCGAACTGGATCGAGAATGATGGTAACCTCGATACCTGGATCCTTCAGATCGTCGCGTCGCAGGCGTCCGACTTCATGACACTCGCGCAGGACGTTCCGGATACGATCTTCAAATGGTACGGAGCGAACCTGATGGGACTACCGCCGATGGATGCGACACCGTCCATCGTCGGTTCGACCTGGGCAATGCAAGACAATGCCGGTTACTTCATCCCTGCTGGTACGCAGGTCTCGATTCGCGATAGCCTCGGAGTCGATCACGCCTTCGCGACAACGCTCGATACGGTCGTTCCTTCGGGATCGAACGCAACGCCTGCTGGCGGTGTGACACTCACTTCTATCGAGACAGGCTTTGATCTTTCCGGTCTCGGCGCTGCTGGCTATCAGGCCACTCTGCTCGACACGCTCTCATTTGTCACTTCTGTTACTCTCACAGGGGCGACTTCTGGCGGACAGGATGCAGAGCTATCGAGCGACTACAACAATCGTCTTGCCCAGAAGCTGCAGCGACTGTCGCAGCGTCCGATCCTCGCTTCAGACTTCACGCTGGCTGCGCTCGACATACTTGGGATCTATCGCTCGGTCGCGCTCGATGGGTTCAATCCTGCGGACGGAACATTCAACAACGAGAGGATGATTGGAATCGCGGCTGTTGATGAGAACGGGACTCCGATCTCGGCTGCCATCAAAACGAACCTCGATACCTACCTGCAGTCTCTACGCGAGACCAACTTCATTGTCAATGTCTTCGATCCGACCGTGACTTCAATCGATGTGACGTACAACGTCAAGTGCATCGTCGGCTATACTGCCGCGACCGTGCAAGCGAACGCGCTCGCTCGCCTTCAGGCATACCTCGATCCTTCGGTCTGGGGCAAGGATCCGGCTATCGTTGATGCGACGGCGTCAGCTCAGTCCTGGATCGAAACGCCGGTGGTCTACTACAACAAGATCCTGAACGTTCTCGGTCAGGCTGAGGGAGTAGATCGCGTCCTCACTATGTCAATGGCGATCACCGGAAACGCGCTCGGAGTGGTTGACATCAACCTTCCCGGTCACGCTTGTCTGACAGAGCCAGGAGCACTCAACGGAACGGCGACCCCATGAGTAGCTACGGCTGGCCGGTCGAAGATGTAACTGAGCGTCTGTACGATCAGCTGGAGCCTCTGACCGGTGCGGAAGCGCGGCTAGGTTGGCCGCTGCTCGCGTTCATTGATGCTATCGGTCTGATGTTCCAGGATACTGCGGATCTCGTCCAGGATGGGCCGAACGGCGAGCCTGGTTGGTCAATCGTTCTCGATATCAACCGCGTTCCGGATGTCGGTCTCAGCTGGCTAGCTCAGTTCATCGGGATGCACTTCTATACCGGAATCACTACCGACCAGATGAGACAGCAGATCCGACAGCATGTCACTTGGGGTCGCGGAACGCCTGCCTCAATCATCTCTGCGGTTCGCCTCTTCCTGACCGGGACGCAAACTGTTATCCTCGCTGAGCGCGACTCTACTCCGTATCACTTCACTGTGACGATTTGGGCCGCAGAAGCTCCGGCCGATACTAGCCCTACGTCGGCGCTCGTGAGTTACGTCAACAAGTTTGCAAAACCGGCCGGACTGGCCTGGACTTTGGTAGTCAACCCCGGAACGCCGCCAGCGCTGACGTACGACCAGATCTACACTACCAACGGTTGGACGTACCTGAACATCTACAACCAGTTCCAGACGTACGCTGATATCCACTAGGGAGGGCTATGCTCACTACAACTAGACGCGGGATCTCATATCCCAGCAATGATCGAAGCGACCGCGCTGACATTGCCCTTCATATCGGCAACTTGGCGACGCCGCTCGATGTAGACGTTGTCTACAACCAAGGAACCGACGCCCAGAGGCTCGCAGCCGCGCACCAGACCGGCGGTGGTCGCTTCTGGTGGACGACCGATACGAAGCTGCTCTGGTATGATGACGGCGCAGCCTGGCAGACGGTCTCGACTTCTTTCATCACCTACGTCACTCAGACGGCGAGCTATACCCCGGTGCTCGGTGACGCCGGCAAGGTGATCGAGATGAATGTCCCCGGAGCGAACAGCTTCACGATACCGCCCAACTCTGCTGTCGCCTTTCCCGTTGGTGTCCGGATCGATGTCGCGCAGCTGGGAGCGGGTCTAACGACCATAGCTGCGTCCTCAGGCGTGACGCTCAAGTCTTACAACAACGCGCTGAAGCTCGCTGGTCAATACGCGATGGCTTCGGTTCAGAAGCGCGGTACCGACGACTGGTGGGTGGCAGGGAACCTGGTACCATGAGTGGAATGGTACCAGTCGGGATCCTCGACTCTACTGACCACATCCTTCCGGTTGGGGCGTTCTCTACCCCGGCGAACGGATCGACAGTCAGCGGTCTCATCAACCTGTTCGTCAATGTCTCGGATAACGACAGCGTTGCCAGCGTTCAGTTCAAGGTCGATGGCAACAATATCGGCGGGCCTGTGACCGGCCCGTTCCAAATCAACGGGTACGATACTCGTCCGCTCGGGAACGGAGCGCATTCGTTCACGGCTGTTGTCAAGGATCGAGTCGGGAATCAGACTACTCTGACTAGCAACGTAACAGTGAACAACGTTCCGACGATCTCGATTACGAGCCCAGGCAGCGGCGCGACGGTCGGCGGCGTCATCACTCTCTCCGCCAGTGTGTCGAGCTTCGGAGGCGCGGCGACCGTCCAGTGGAACATCGACGGAGCGAATGTCGGTGGCGCGCTCGGAGCGCCGTACCAGCTCAGCTACGACACCCACAATCTCGCGAATGGCGGACATACGATCTACGCCACAGTGAGAGACCCGCAGGGGAACCAGGTACAGGCGTCGGTCGGAGTCACCGTCTCGAACGGGATTGCCGGCGGTCTGCTCTACTTCGGCGGCTGGGCTCCGTGGAACGATGATGAGCAGGCATACGACTCTTACCGCAACGTCGGCCCTGACTACAACAACCGCTGGAACGTCAATGCGATCTGGGACAACTTTGGAAACAACATCAATACCTATCACGGTCTTCCTGGGAACCCGGATCCCACTCACTACCAGATGCGCGTCCAGATGGGCACAACGAACGCAGGACGCTGCGAAGGTGGTACATCAGGGAACGACATTCATGTTACTCTGGACGTCAATGGTGTGGAATACGACGCTTGGGATAACGGCCCGACATGGGGGCCATTCCGGAGCGGCCCGGCGGTCAATGTCAATGGAGGCGAGGGAGTCAGGATGGCGAAGTGGGAGACGATCTCCGGCATGAACACGAGCTTCACACAGGGCTGCTGCGTCTACTACGACTACATCCCGAAGATGGCATCATGAATGAACCTGATCGGAAGATGGTAGTTGACATTACCGACCGCATCATCGAGAGATTCGATAGACTACTAGCCGTCCTGGAACGAATAGCCGAAGCGATTGAGAGAGGGGTCGATCTGGAGGATGAAGAGTAAAGGGCTTGGCGCGGGTGACTGGGTCGCAGTGATCTTGTCTGCGGGTGTAGCGATCTCTATGATCATTCTGATCACTGGGGTCGTCTGGGGCGGTATCAAGCATGGCTCGAAAGCGGCTGTGCTGACGGAGAATGAGACGCAGGTTCTGATTGCGTCGTTCGGGGGCATCTTCGGGATCCTCGGGGCATACCTGGGCTTCCGCGCCGGCAACGGCCAACCTGTACCGAAGTTCTATCTGAGCAAGGAAGCAGACACAGCTGTGATCCCGGTTCCGGAAGGATGGCCGGAGCCAAGTGAGGGCAAGACAGAATCGCCCTAGTCACGCATGGCGTAGCTGAGCCAGCGTAGCTCGTTCTCTAGCGACACCACTGCGGTTCGGCCCCAGCGAGCTTCATCATTCTGAATCGACCAGGTAGCTAGTAGGGTCAACTCGGACATCACCTGCGTCATATGGTTCGGAACGAACTCGCTCCATTCAAGTTGGATCCCCTCTTTCTGGATCTCGGCCGTGACCTGGATCCTCGGATCCTTCTTGCTCCAAGCTGCGAGAGCCTGACGCAGTACATGCTCGACGCGCTTCGATCTCTTCTTGTCAATCGCTAGCTCGTGGTTGGTTGCCTCGCTACCAAGACGCCTCGGGATCGAGCCGGTAACGCCGATGAGGATCAATGCCCTCGTGATTCGGTCGATTTCCCTTGAAACCAACGAATCTCGCGTAATCTGCTCTTCAAGCCGTAATCCGCTATCAAAGTACCGCTCGACAAAGCCGAACGGCTTTGTAGGAGCTTGTATAAGCTCTTCCCAGGTATTAGGCGGATCTTCGGCCGCTTTTAGTTTGTCGTCCACGGATACAAGCTCCTACAAGCTAGGAAGCGCCTTCGCCTGGTTCGAGTGAACCGCCTCTAGCCGAATCCGGGGGTGGCCCCTTTTCAAATATGTCCGCGCTCCGGATAATCGCTCCGGGCTGCTGACAGACCGGACAACGCTCTAGCTGGATAAACGTCACAACTGAACAGACGTTCGTGAGACAAGCGTACAGGTCGTACGCTCTCGCCTTTTCACTCAACTCCGTCATCAGTATCCTACCAGCCTTTCTCTGTCGCTCTCGATAACGTCTTGTTGACGTTTCCGTAGAAGACGGTCATGTATTTTCTTGACCTCGATATCCTCCTCGCGCCGGTGTTCCAAAGCGATGAGGATCTTCCTCGCAGTAGCCTGCTGGATGGTACATTGCTTTTCGTTCAGGACACGGTTGATCGTCTGCGGTGTAACGAGCGCGTACTGCGCCGCCTGCGGAGCGCCGCCGCACCGCTCGACAAGTTCCTTCGTATGCGGCCGAACCGTCGAGCAATCTACTGCCGACTTGTGATATTCTCCGTGCCTCTGTCCAGGCTTGCGTATCCGTCCGTCCCGCAATGCCATGTCGAGGCCGATCTTTGTGAGTATCTTGTCGGCGAGAAAGAAGCTCGTGGATTTGGTTCGCTTGTTGCGAATCGCGTACAGCGTGCGGAGATCGACTTCCGCTAACATAGCCATCCGATTGATGGGGTTATGATCCTCGGATTCCTGGCACCATTGGTCGAGTACGACCGCGAGGTCATCAGTGCGGACTCGCTCGCGGTCGTACTGGTAAGGCGTCGTTGTCATTCAGCCTTTCGCGGTCTCTTGGCGATGAACTCGGCTACGTCTATGATGACAGCGATAGAGAGCACGAACAGCCCTAACACAAGTGCGAATCCTCCGACGCCGCCGGCAACGATAACGAGCGCGACAGCTAGGTCGTAGGTGAGCCACCACCAGAACGGGATCCGGTGCCGGATCTCATCACATATCGTTAGGACTCTTCCGCTCATTTTGCCTTTTCGATCCTATGGTGCTGAGATCGGAACGAGCGGTTGCTCTCGCGAGCCCAGGGGAATGGGCACTGCCCTTCGACCGACTCCCACCCCTGGAACGTACAGGTATGAGCGTACGCTTCTTTAGGCAGATCGTACGTTCCACCCTTGATCAGCTTGTCGGGATCGTCAAGAGCACCCTTCGTTTTCTCGCAACTGATCTTGATGTA